AGTGAGGAGTAGCTAGATGACAACAGCGACACTGTTGAGGTCACCCGGCGGCTTACTGTATTACTCGGCGGAACCCGCTATCGATGCGTCGCCGGACTACTCGTCTGGCGATCTCGTAGGTGACAAGATCGAGTTTCCCGGTATTGGCCGTGCCTCAGATCAGTTGGCCGCAAATCAAAACACCGGCGGCATCATCATAAGCTGCCGCGTTACAGACCTGGCAGATACCGGGGTGCAGCTCGATGTGATGTTTTTCAACGCAGACCCGAGTGGCACGACATTCACCGACAATGCCGCCTTCGATGTAGATGATGCTGACTGGGACAAGGAAATAGACACGATCGAGCTCACCCGCGCCAATTCAAAGAATGACAATGGGATGATTGCGATGGGGTCGAACGTTGTCGCGCCGGCGTTTGTCGTGGCGGCTGCCGGAACGAGTATTTGGGGCGCTATCATCGCGCGCGGGACGGCTAACTACGCCTCTACCGCAGACGTGAATCTCAAGGTCGGAATTCTCATCCTGTGACTCTTCTCTTAGCCCGCAACACGGCGCTGTCGCGAACGGTCATGCGGCGGCCAGGTCCGCGGTCGTGGGACTGGCGGCGCACGGGCGGCGTGCCGGGACTGACACAGTCTCGTAACGACACTGACGCCCATTACTTCGATTCCTCCGCGACCCTGCAAGCGGCCGCCGCTAACGAGTCGCGGCTCACCCACGCGGTTGATGGCACGCGGCGGGGTTATCTGGCAGAGGGGGCGAGCACGCAACTGGTGCCAACGGCGTCGATCCGCGACTGCACCGACGCGGCGTGGACCAAGAGCAATGTTTCAGCAGCCAAAGATGCCGTGGGGCTTACTGGCGACGCTAACTCGGGCTCAACCCTGACGGCGGATGCCAACGACGGGACTTGTTTCCAGGCGATCACGCTTGGTTCGGCTGAGCGCGCATCGTCGATGTACGTAAAGCGCAAGACGGGTACGGGTACGGTTGAGTTCACCGACAACGGCGGGACGAACTACACTGATATCACGGCCAGCCTAAGCACGTCGGAATGGTTCCTGGCGACGAATACGCGGACCCAAGCCAACCCGGATTTCGGATTCCGGCTGGGCACATCGGCTGACGAGATCGAGGTCGATGCCGCCCAGGTCGAGGCGTTGCCGCATCCTTCATCTCCGATATTGACGGAGACGACGCGGGATGCGGATGGTCTGACGAGCCCGTCTAATCTTCTGATGCCGGCGGAGTTCACGGTGGTCGTGAGAGGTAGGACACCGATAGGCACGGGCGGAATTAGAACGGTGTTCACATGGTCGGACGGATCAAGTTCCGATAGGTTCTATATACGGCGCCTTGCTGCTGGAGCCATGCAGGTGTCTGTGGATAGTGGAAGTTCGGCCCAAGCTGCTATCAATGTACTCAATCCAGGAAACGACACAAACTTTACTATCGCTGCTCGGATTAAGGCAAATGATTTTGGTGCAAGCCGGGACGGCGCAGCCGTTCTCGCAGACACTGCGGGCATTATGCCAGTCGGCGCTGATACGATTGATATTGGCCAAAGTGCAGTAGACGCAGAACAGTGGGGCAGCACTATCGAGTTTGCTAAGATATTCTTCTATGGCGCCCCTGTTGCTACTAAGAGTCAGAATGTCTGCAATTGCGTTATTGAAGTAAACGCTGAGATCCGTGGTGTCTGTTCCAGCCACTATCGCCGCGTGTAAATTCTCCGGTATCCAATGCAGGACATTCATACGCCCACCATTACGGTGGAACAGATCGTTGATCTGGCTCTTGACGTTTGTCGCTGTGATGACGTTCAGAATAGGCAGTGCATTATTAACATCGATCCATTTCCTCCGGCCACCGGAACCACCGGATGCAATGTCCGAAACCCACCTGGTCATGTTTGAGATCAAAGCCATCTTGCTGCTACCAAGACGTGATGATTGCCCTACCGTCGCCACCAGCGCCGCCAGCCCCTGGCGTGGCTCCGCCTCCGCCTCCGCCGCCACCGCCGCCAGGAGTGGTGCCCGTTGATCCGGCCGAAGTATCGCCGGCGCCGGCACCGCCGTTGCCAGCGAGGGTGGATACGCCACCAGCGCCGCCAGCCGCCGCATCATCAGCTCCGCCGCCCCCTCCGCCGCCGCCAATCTGAGACGCACCACCGACGCCACCAGCTGTGGCCAAGGATCCGCCTCCGCCGCCCGCGCCGCCTTGATGGGATGCACCGCCATTACCAGGCGCTGTTGCATGTGCACCGCCGCCACCTGCACCGGAAGCCCCCGAGGCCGAAACACCGACCGCTCCGGTTGCGCCACCCGCTGCGCCGCCAGGTTCGCCGCCCGTTCCCGTGTCAATACCTGTTGGGGTTATACCTTTCCCTAGGGAGCCGGCGCCACCGCCACCTGCACCACCGGCCGTGGCATTGGCCGCACCGCCTCCACCACCGAACGCCGTCAGAATAGAGCCGAAGGTTGTGTTGGCTCCGGCGCCACCATCGTTGTCATCTGAAGCGGCACCACCGCCACCACCGCCCCTCGTGACGGTTTCTGTTGCGCCGGCGGTAGCTTCCAGAATCAAAGCCTCGACATAACCGCCGCCGCCACCGCCACCTGCGCCGCCTGTGGCAGCAGGCGAACCACCGCCGCCGCCACCGGCCCATAACTGAATGAAGATCCTCTCTATGCCAGCAGGCTTACTCCAGGTACTGCTTGCAGCATTGAAGGTTTGAACATCCAGGTTCGGTGCCCCGAGGCTTGTTCCGGTACTCATGTTATTTTACTCCAGGAATTTCCAGTTGATGATGACCACGCCCGTATAATCAATCGTAGCGCTCGCAGCAGTTTGCCACGCTGCCGCTACATTGGTGTGCAGGGTGTGATCGTCACCAGTGGCAATGAACATCGGGCCGCCCGCCGTGGATTGCTTGGCGGTCACGAGAATATTGGAGCTGTCAACCGTGAGGTCTTGGCCCGTTATGAAGTCCTCGAAACCAGCCGTCCCTGACAGGATGGCCACCGCACCCGTGGCAATGGTCGTTCCCACCCCAACGTCAGCCACAACGGCATCGTTTTCGGTACCAGCCGGATTGATCAGGAGATTCGCGTAAATGCTATCGACCAGGACGGCGCCCGCCGGAAAGGTGTAGATCAGGTCGCCAACAGCCTTTGAGGCAGCGGAGGTGACGGTGTCCGGTAGAGCCAAGGTCGTAGCCGTCAGCACCGTGATGTGGTGGAAACCGTCGCCGTACTCTATAACGGACGTAGCAGCCGACGTGCCGTTGTTACCCGCCGAAAGCAATTCCGTCACCTGCAGCGTATCGATGTCCTTCGACGCACCAAGGACAAGGGCCCGGCTTGCCGATGCCGTACCAGCAACCACGCCGCCGAGAAACGAGTTCCACAGCCGTACGCCAGCATTGCCACCGGCCGCAATGTCCCGCGCCCAGCGTTCGATGTTAGAAATGATCATCAGTTACGCTCCAATGTGTTCGCGGAACTACCACGCGGATGCACTGCACCCAGTTTCATCTACGACTGCTTCCTAATGGCCGCCCTAAGCGTCCCCTCACCCAAATTGATAGCGCTGCCGCTGTTGTTGGAGAGTATGGCTGTCACGGTGTTAGCGGCGCTCACATAACCATTGAGATGTAAGCCACCCAGATCCAGGCTGAAACTCAGGCGCGTAACGTAATCACCAAGCTCTGCACCTGGCACCGTGATAGTTTTCGTCTCGTGGTCTCCATCGGCAATGTCTCCCGGATTAAAAGAAGCTGCACTGCCGCTGTAGTAAACCTGGCCAGAGTCCTCCAGAACAAGGTCTTCGTGTATGATATGGCCGGAGCCGAGCAATCCAATATGATCTGTTACGGCTGCATCGTTCGGCGCAAAGAAGCGCCCCTTACCTATATGATTTCTTTTGTTCGTTCCGCCTGTGTTCAAATAATTGATAAAAAAAGCGACCGTAGAATGACCTAACTCACAATAGTCGATTGTCACTTCGTTATCTTCAACAAGATCCTGTGTCTCAGGCGAATTACGCGTGTTGCTCTGATATTCAATGCCGGCATGCGCAGCAGGAGCAAAGATCGAGCCTATAATTAACTTATTGCGGCGCGCACCGCCGCCCATACTAATAAGCGCGCCCGACACATAACTCCCCGCATTCAGGACGCCTATCTCAAGAATGTTATCTCTTGCACTCTCCCCAAAGCGGATTAAAACTGATTGATGGTCAGCCAGTCCTACGTAATCAACCCGGCCCAACTTGACATGACAGCTTGCGCTCCCAAGCGCGAACTCATGCACCCTCTTTAGCGTAACTGCATGATCAATAGTTAGCTTTGAATTGTAGTTCGAATTTCCCAACCATCCGGTGCCGCCCTTTCTAGCGCCCTGTGAGTGTGAGAAATGAATATCACAGTCAATTGTCGCCATGATTGGACTAAATATATCTGAATTGGGCCAGACACACTCAACCGAAATATTCTCTATCTTAGCATCATGGCATATGAAAATATTGTTCCCCGAAGCATCCTGTACTGCCGACGTTTGCGCCGGTAGAATTTTAGGATTTGCCAGCGTCTCATCTATCGGATACCGCAGCGTATAAGTAGTTCCACTAATTGACAGCACCTGATTCATTTGTAGGAATAAAGGCGCCTCCGAACTATTGCTCAGTATGTATTCAGTACTCCGTATGTAGATATAGTCATCAGCTACTATGCCTGTCGCCGTACTTGAGACAACATCTAAGTCACCCTGCGTAATTGCATCGCAATCAAATGACGTAATATCCTCTATCGTCGACGGGTGTAAGTTTCCTAAATAGAAACATGCTCCACGAAATGCTGACCCATCAGTACCTGTTGCCGTGTTCTTTATAAGAGACGGCTTTCCGTCTCCAAAAATGTGTATAGGCCCACGCACAAGCAGGGGCGCAGTTATCTTGTAGAAGTCTCCTAATGTGGTTGGTGCCGGAAAATAAAGAGATCTACCTGTTCTCTCGCAAGAAACAATAGCTGCCTGTATGTTGACTGTATCATCCGTTACGCCGTCACCGGCAACACTATGCTCTTTGACGGAGCTACTCAATCTCCCATCGATTTTCAACCAATTACGCTGCGACTCTCGCCCGCCAGACGCTATTTCACGGACCCAGCGTTCTAGGTTTCCAATAGGCACTGTGGGTTTACCTCGCGGAACTACACGCCATCGATGAATACCTCTGGTGCGAGACTTAACGCTTGTCCGGGCTCGTCGTGGTAGACAAACGGCGGCTGGACATCCATGTCGTAAATACGGCTCGTCGCATCGAGAAAGTCGTCGTTCGGCGCGAACGGGAAGAAAATGTATTCGTCCATGAACCGCTCGATGACGTTGTAGATCTTGCGGTCCTCGTCCTTCTTGATGATCGGCCGGGCGACGCGCCACGGTTCGCCGTTGCGGATACACTCCTGGGCCCACTTGCCGGCGCGCGGATCGCGATTTGTCCGAACCCCCTCGTCATCAATGTCCATGACGTGCGGCAACCTGAACCGACCGGTGCGGAAATCCGGCTCGAGACGTTCGATCCGACTCCGTTTAGATTTTTGCCCTTCGCGCGGCCACATCAGCTCTTCGATGCTGAAATGGACGTTTTCGATCATCATGCGCTCTTCGAAATATTCATCATCACTTTGCATCCCAAAGCGCTCATAGCCCACGAAAACCGCTGCAACTCCGGGCATATTCAGTGCCCAGCGTCGCCAGGCATCGCGCAAGATTTGCCAGCGACGAGAGAGCTTCATGCGGTGGCAATAGCCGTCCAGAAGATATTTATTGCGATTCACATCGACCCCAACGATCGACATTGCCGTATAGTCCGACTTGTCGGTAGCACCCTTGGATGGGTCCACCATGATGTAGACGTTCAGGCGCTTTGGCCGCACCTCCCAGAACCGTAACCAGCGCGGGTCGAACGTGTTTTCGCTGCCGGCTAGCGGATTGAGAAGCTGTTGGGCCGCGATGATCGGCTTGGACGCGCTCCTCTTCTTTCTCTCCCACTGTTCCTCTGTCAAAAGGACCGGACGACCGTCAAACGAACCGTCATGCGTAGCCGGAAAACGGCGCTCCTTGATAACGCCGCGCGACTTCACCTGGCCGTAAGTATCCGCAAAAGAATATCGTGTACCGATCATTTGCATGCGACCAGTAGGCGTTCCGAGGTTGTCGGACAGGTCGAACATGTCCGTCGTCTTGCGGATCATATCCGGTGTCGTGACACTCTTCTCGGTCACCACATCATCGTAGACCCTCAGCGGAAAATGCTTGCCGGTTGGCATACCGTCGACTAGGCCATGGGCCTCTACGGAACTTTCCTTAGGATTACTTTTGCGACGGACAATGATTCCGTCATCTTCTGACCATTTTGGCGCCTGCTTCTTCGCCTCC